CTCACGGACAGATTATTTTCAGCGTTTGAAAGTTGACCGGCTGGGCTGGCCCTGGCAGGAATCAAAAGGAATAGACATGCCCAGAGGCGGAAGCCGCCCGGGGGCCGGGCGCAAGGTAGACCCCACCAGCAAGCGGCAGCAGAAGCTGGCAACGAAGAAGGTGAAGGCTCCGGCGGCGCCGAAGAAGGCCGCCGGGCGCGGCTATACGCTGCCGAGCGGCGAGAAGTCTCCGGACGCGCCGGAGGGCTGGCCGTTCGGCACGAAGCCGCCGGAGAAGCCTGCAGAACCGCCGCCGGCGCCCGCTGTCGACTCCGACGATGGCTTGACGGACGAGCAGCGCGCGGGGTTGACGCCGCTGGAGTACCTGCTGGCTGTGATGCGCAGCCCGAGCGCGTCCAAGTCCGCACGAATGACGGCGGCGGTGCAGGCGGCCCCGTACATGCACGCGAAGCCGGCGTCCGTCGGGAAGAAGGAAGCGAAGGAGCAGGCGGCGAAGAAGGCCGGCGGGCGGTTCACCCCGAAGACGCCGCCCCGGCTGGTGGCCGCCGGCGGTAAGAAGCTCTGACCGCCATGGAATGGACGACGGCGTGCCCCGATTGGGAGCGGCGCATCGTCGCGCGCGAGTCGCTGATCCCGTGCGCACCGCTGTTCCCCGACCAGGCCGAGGAGGGACTGCGCATCTTCAAGGAGCTGCGGGCCGTCGACGTCGCCGGGAGCCCTACGCTGGGCGAGATCAGCCGGGCATGGATTCTGGACCTGGTGGCGGCGATCCGCGGCTCCTACGACCCGGAAACCGGCCGGCGCCTGATCCGCGAGGTGTTCCTGCTGATCTCCAAGAAGAACGGCAAGAGCACGGACGCGGCGGGGATCATGCTGACTGAGCTGCTGCTGAACTGGCGGCAGTCGGGCGAAATGGGCATCCTGGCGCCGACGATCGAGGTGGCGAACAACGCTTGGCGGCCCGCGCGCGACGCGATCAAGGCCGACGAGGAGCTTTCGGACCTGCTGCATGTGCAGGACCACATTCGCACGATCACGCACCGGACCACGGGCGCCACGCTGCAGGTGGTCGCGGCGGACAGCGAGACGGTCGCCGGCAAGAAGTGGATCGTCACCTTCGTCGACGAGCTCTGGCTGTTCGGGAAGAAGCCGAACGCCGACCGGATGCTGCTGGAAGCGACCGGCGGCATGGCGTCAAGGCCCGAGGGCTTCGTGATGTATTCGACCACGCAGTCGGACGAGCCGCCTGCGGGCGTCTTCAAGGAGAAGCTGCAGTACGCGCGCGATGTGCGCGACGGCAAGGTGGTCGACCCGGCTTTTCTGCCGGTTCTGTACGAGTTCCCTCCGGCCATGGTCGCCGCGGAAGCGCACAGGGACCCGAAGAACTTCTACGTCACGAACCCCAATCTGGGCGCGTCTGTCGACGAGGAGTTCCTGCTGCGCCAGTTCACGATCGCGGAGCAGGCCGGCGAGGCGGCAATGCGCGGCTTCCTGGCGAAGCACCTGAACGTCGAGATCGGCCTGAACCTTCGCAGCGACCGCTGGGCCGGCGCCGACTTCTGGGAGCGGCAAGGCCGGCGCGAAGTGACGCTGGAATACCTGCTGGAGTGGTCCGAGGTGATCGACTTCGGCATCGACGGCGGCGGGCTTGATGACCTGCTGGGCGCTGCGGCGGTGGGCCGGCACCGCGTGACCCGCGAGTGGCTGCATTGGGCGCATGCCTGGGCACATGAGAGCGTGCTGGAGCGGCGGAAGTCCGAAGCATCCCGCCTGCGCGACTTCGAGAAGGATGGCGACCTCACCATCGTCAAGCACATGGGCGATGACGTCGCCGAACTGGCGGAGATCGTGTCGCGCATCGAGGATTCCGGCTTGCTGGACAAGGTGGGCGCGGACCCGGCGGGGCTCGGCGGCGTGCTGGACGCCCTGATCGAAGCCGACGTCCCCGAGGAAAAGATCATTGGCGTGAGCCAGGGATGGAAGCTCATGGGAGCCATCAAGACCCTGGAGCGCAAGCTGGCCGAGGGGGTCTTCGTGCATGGGGCGCAGCGCCTCATGGCTTGGGCCGCCGGCAACGCCAAGGTTGAGCAGCGCGGCAACGCGCTGATGATCACGAAGCAGGCATCGGGCACCGCCAAGATCGACCCGCTGATGGCGACGTTCAACGCGGTGACGCTGATGTCGCTGAACCCTGAAGGGATGGGCTCTATGGATGATTGGTTGAGCAGTCCCGCAAAGGGCGTGCGCGCATGAAACGGCCCGGCCCCCTAAGCCGCGTCCGCGCCGCGATCGACGGCTGGGTGCGGTCGTTCACGCTGAAGGACGCGGACCTGTACCGCGGCCCGATGGACAACGACGCCGGCGTGGAGGTGACGGCGCGCTCGGTGATGCAGCTGGACGCGGCCTGGAGCTGCGTGAGGCTGATCTCGGAGACGATCGCCACGCTGCCGCTGTCGATGTTCGAACGGGCGTCCGGCGGGAAGCGGCTCGCCCCGCTGCATCCGTTGCACTTCGCTATCCATGACCAGGCGAACATTGATTCGACAGCCTCGGTCTTCTGGGAGGCGATGGTGGCCTCCATGCTGCTGCGCGGCGCGGGCCGGGCAGAAAAGCTGTATTCGCAGGGGCCCAACCCGCATGTGGTCGGGCTGGCGTTCCTCGACCCCGACAAGCTGGTGATCACGCGGAACGTCGAAGGGCGCCGGATCTACCAATACCCGCGGCCGAACGGCACGATGCGCGAGATCGCGGTCGACCGGATCTGGACGATTCCCGGGTTCACGCTGGACGGCATCAACGGCGTCTCGGTGATCGCCTACGGCGCGAAGGTTTTCGGCGCTGCCATCGCGGCAGAGCAGGCCGCGGCGCGGACGTTCAAGAACGGGCTGCTGCAGACCCTGTACTACAAGGTCAGCAACTGGCTCAAGCCGGCGCAGCGCGAGGAGTTCAAAAAAAACCTGGCCGGGTCCATCGAGCGCGGGGAAATGCCGCTGCTCGAGGGCGGCACGGAGGCGGGTTCGCTGGGCATCAAGCCGTCGGACGCGCAGCTGCTCGAGTCGCGCGCCTTCGGCGTCGAGGCGATCTGTCGCTGGTTCCGCGTGCCGCCCTGGATGGTGGGCCACACGGAGAAGTCGACGAGCTGGGGCACCGGCATCGAGCAGCAGATGATCGGTTTCCTGACGTTCACGCTGGGTCCGTGGCTGCGCCGCATCGAGCAGGCGATCTCGAAGGATCTGCTGACCCCGAGCGATCGCGTGCGCTACTACCCGAAGTTCGCGGTCGAGGGGCTGCTGCGCGCGGACAGCGCCGGCCGCGCTGCCTTCTACGGCGCCATGGTGAACAACGGCATCCTGACCCGCGACGAGATCCGAGAACTGGAAGACCGGGAGCCGATGGGCGGAAACGCCTCGGTCCTGACGGTGCAATCGGCAATGACGACGCTGGACGCCCTCGGCGCCACCAGCGACGCGAACCAGGCGCGGGCTTCGATCCGCGCCTTCCTCGGCATCGACGCCGAACCCCAGAAGGGCTGAACCATGAGCAAGAAAACGCTACCGGGTGCGCCGGAGGGGCGCCCCTGCGCCGCCGTCAGCAGCCAGCTGCAGCCGCGCGCGCTGGACCGCTGGAACACCGGCGTCCGTGCTGCGGCCGACAAGGACGAGGAGCGGACCATCAGCGTCTACGACGTGATCGGCCAAGACTACTGGAGCGGCGAGGGCGTCACCGCCAAGCGAGTCGCCGCGGCGCTGCGCGCGATGGGCAAGGGGCCGGTCACGGTCAACGTCAACAGCCCCGGCGGGGACATGTTCGAAGGGCTGGCGATCTACAACCTGCTGCGCGAGCACGACGGCGAGGTCACGGTCAAGGTGCTGGGGCTCGCGGCCTCCGCGGCTTCGATCATCGCGATGGCTGGCGACACGGTGCAGATCGCGCGCGCCGGCTTCCTGATGATCCACAACGCCTGGGTGATGGTCGTTGGCAACCGGAACGACCTGATCGAGGTGGCCGACACGCTCAAGCCCTTCGACGCCGCGATGGCCAGCATCTACGCCGCCCGCACCGGGCAGGACGTGAAGGCGATGGGGAAGCTGATGGACAACGAGTCCTGGATCGGCGGCGAGGCGGCCGTCGAGGACGGCTTCGCCGACGAACTGCTCCCCTCCGACCAGGTACAGAAGGGCGCCGGCAAGGCGAACGCCTCCGCGGTGCGCCGCATCGAGGCCGCCCTGCGCGCCTCCGGCATGCCGAAGTCCGAGGCCGTGCGCCTGATCTCCGAGTTCAAGTCCAGCGCGGGCGATCCCGCTGGCAACGGTGAGGGTGATCCCACCGAACGCGAGGCGGGCGACCCGCCTGCTGCAGCCGAAGTGTTCCAAGCCCTGTCGGGCTTTTCCCTCATCCACGTCAATTGAAAGGTATCCCATGTCCATCGACATCGAAAAAGTGCAGGCCGAACTGAAGCGCATCGGCGACGAAGTGAAGGCTTCCGGCGAGAAGGCTCTCGCCGAGGCGAAGAACGCGGGCAAGCTGTCCGAGGAAACGAAGGCCACGGTCGACACGCTGCTGCTCGAGCAGGGCAAGCTGCAGGCCAACCTGCAGCACACCCAGCAAGCCCTGGCCAAGCTGGAAGCCAACGGCGCCGGCGGCGACGTGCAGCACCAGTCGCTGGGCGAGCAGTTCGTCAGTACCGACGACTTCAAGGCCTTCGCCGGCAAGACCACGCCGCGCGGCCGGGTCGACATGACCGTGAAGGCGGCGATCACCTCGCTGACCACGGACGCTGACGGCTCCGCGGGCGATGCCGTGAACCAGACCCGCGTGCCGGGCATCCTGGGCATGGCCCGCCGCCGCATGACGGTGCGCGACCTGCTCACCCCGGGCCGCATGGACGGCAGCACGCTGGAGTACGTCAAGGAGACGGGCTTCACGAACAGCGCCGGCATGGTGGCGGAAGGTGCCGCGAAGCCCGAGTCCACGCTGAAGCTCGACCTGGTGAGCACGACCGCCAAGGTCATCGCCCACTACATGAAGGCGTCGCGCCAGATCCTGAGCGACGCCTCGCAGCTGGCCAGCTTCATCGATGGCCGCCTGCGCTACGGCCTGGCCTACAAGGAGGAGACCCAACTCCTGAACGGCGACGGCACCGGCCAGAACCTGCTGGGCATCATCCCGCAGGCCACCGCCTACTCGGCGCCGTTCGATCCGGCCGGCACCGAAACCGCGATCGACATCATCCGCCTGGCGCTGCTGCAGGCCGAGCTGGCCGAGTACCCCTCGACCGGCATCGTGGTGCACCCCACCGACTGGGCGCGCATCGAGCTGACGAAGGACGCGGACGGCCGCTACATCATCGGCAACCCGCAGGGCAGCATCGGCGCGACGCTGTGGAATCGCCCGGTGGTGGCCACCCAGGCGATCACCGTGGACAAGTTCCTGGTGGGCGCCTTCATGCAGGGCGCGCAGATTTTCGACCGCTGGCAGGCCCGCGTCGAAGTGGCGACCGAGAACGAGGATGACTTCATCAAGAACATGGTGACCATCCTCGCCGAGGAGCGACTGGCCCTGGCGGTCTACCGCCCCGAAAGTTTCGTTTACGGGGATATGGGCTTCGCTGCCTGACCGTAGGCCCTAAAATGGGCGAGCCCGCAGAGTGCGTCAACACGCTGCGGGCTCTGACCACACCTAGACCTGTTTCGGAGGTTTCAGCATGGCTGACGGGCATTGTAGTGGCGCGAAGCGCTGCACCAAGTGCAAGGAATTCAAGGCTCTCGGCGAGTTCTACAAGAACAGGGCAAAGCCGGACGGCCTCACCACCGAATGCAAACCGTGCGTGAGAGCGGTCGCAAAGGCATGGTTCGAGGCGAACAAGGACCGCCACCGGCAAGCTGCCCGCGAACGGTATGTGCGCGACCCGGACACTGCCAAGAAGCGCGCGCGGAAATGGGAGACGGAGAACGTCGAGCGGAAGCGGGAACTGCGCCGCAAGGGTTACGCAGAGAACCGCGAGCACAAGCTGGTGCAATCGCGCGTCGATTGGGCAAAGCACCGCGAGAAGCGGCTCGCGAAAAAGAAGGAATATCGCGCCGCCAATCCCGAGCGAGGCGCCGAGCATGTGAGGGCGCGGCAGACGCGCAAGCAGCGAGCGATGCCCGTGTGGGCGGATCGTGACGCGATACGAGCGATTTACGCCGAGTGCCGCCGCATCAGCGAGGCGACCGGCATCAAGCACCACGTCGACCACTTCTACCCACTTAAGGGCGAGACGGTCTGCGGGCTGCACAACGAATTCAACCTGCAGGTCATACCGGCCGCAGTGAACCAGTCGAAGCACAACAGGCTGGTCGATGCCTGACCTGCAGCGGTTCCACCACCAAGCGCCCCCGAGGCGCTTTTTCTTTGCCCGAAGGGAGTTCACATGCTGATCAAGTTCAAGAGTTCCGACCCCCGCGCCGGTAAGGTCGTCCGCATGGACAGCCACCGCGGCCAGGAGCTGATCGACGCCGGCGCCGCCACGAAGGTGAAGGACGACGGCAGCGACGCCGAAGTCGCGACCACCGCTGGCGACATGGACACCACGGCGGACACCGCCGACACTGGCACCACCGCCCGCAAGACGGCGGCGAAGACCACCACCAAGGCGAAGGCGAAGTGAGCCTCGTCGACCTGGCTACCGCGCGGGATCACCTGCGCGTCGATTCGGGCTACCCGGATGCGCAGGTCACCCTATACCTGAACGCGGCCGAGCGACTGCTGGCCGAGTTCCTGAACCGGCGCATCTACGCCGATGACGCAGCCCTGGCTGCCGCCGTGGCCGCTGTGCCGGCCGCGCTGACCACCGCGAGCTCCGCCTACGACACGGCCAGGGAAGCGGCGGCCGACATCGAGGACGCGCTCACGCAGGAGGAAGCCGAGGGCTACGCGGAGCGGCAGTTGGCCGATGCGAAGACGCTGGCGCGCGAGACCTACGCGGGGATCGTCCTGAACGACGCCCTCGAGGCCGCCATCCTGCTGACGCTGACCAGCCTGCATGAGAACCGCGGCGACGACGCGCGGCCGCCGGCGCTGCCGAAGGCTGCCGAGCAGCTGGCGTATCCCTTCCGCGTCGGCCTGGGGGTCTGATGAAGGTCGGCAAGCTGCGCCACCGCGTCACCCTGCAGGGCAGGACCGAGACGCAGGACGGCGACACCGGCGCCATCACGCAGGGCTGGGCGCCAGTGGCCACCGTGTGGGCAAGCGTTGAGCCGCTGAGCGCGCGCGAGTTCATCGCCAGCCAGGCGACGCAGGCGAAGGTGACGGCCCGCGTGACGATCCGGTACCGCGACGACGTGGTGCCGACGATGCGCCTGGTGCACCTGAAGATGGGCGCCGAGGTGGTCTACAACGTCGAAGGAGTGCTCAGCGACCGGGAAAGCGGCGTCGAGTACCTGACCCTCGTCGTGAGCAGTGGCGACAACGAGAGCGGCGCATGAAGGTCGACGTTTCGCTCACCGGGGTCGATGGTGTGCTGGCGACCCTCCGTGCACTTCCCCCAGAGCTTGTAAGCCGCAATGGCGGGCCAGTCCGTGCCGCGCTGCGCAAAGGCGCAATGGTGATCGTGAAGCAGGCGCAGGCGAACTTCCGCGCTGCCGTGGCGCAGCCAGGCAAGACAGGAATCACAGACACGACTGGTTTCACGGAGAAGCAGATCGGGCTGCGGCGAAAGAATCCGCCGCAGGGCGTCAAAGGCGAGAAGTTTCTTGTGCTCGTGAAATACATCGAGCACCCGTCTGGCAAAGCAAGCCGACGAGCGTCACGAAGGGCGGCAGATTCCACGCGGCGCATTCGCAAGCGGATGGCGCGCGCGATCCGCGCCAACGACATTGCCTACATGATGGAGTACGGCACCAGCAAACAGGCGGCGACGCCATGGCTTCGGCCGGCGTTTCTGTCCCGCGCCGAAGAGGCTATTCAGACAACGCAGACCGAGTTGCTGTCACGGATTGATCGAATCGTGAAGAAGCTCGCCGCGCAGAACGCGAGGAAGTGATGCTGCCGCCGATCTTCGCTCTGTTGAAAGCCGCGCCGGCGGTGACGGCCATCGTGGGCACCGATCCGGTGAAGGTGTTCCGCCACGGCGCCGCGCCGCAGGGCACTGTCGCCCCCTATGTCGTGTGGTCCGTGATCAGCGACGTGCCCGAGAACAACCTGTCCGACCTGCCGCCGACCGACCGGGTCACGGTGCAGGTGGACTGCTACCACACCACCGACGCCGGCATCGAGCAGCTGGCCATCGCCGTCCGCAACGCCCTGGAGCCGCACGGCCACATGACCGGCATGCCGATCAACCAGCGCGAGACGGACACGCAGCTGTTCCGCATCGCACTGCAGTTCGACCTCTGGGTCGGGCGGTAACCGTTACCACTTCCCTCACCTGGCCGCCGCGAGCGGCCTTTGTCGCTTGCACGAAAGGAAACTGAAATGGCCAATGGAATTCGGACCCAAGGGACCCACCTGTACCTGGTGGACCGCAGCGGAACGCCCGCGCTGGTCAAGATGGTCTGCCCCACGGGCATCAGCGGCGTGACCGACGGCAGCCGCGACCAGATCGAGGACACCTGCCTCGACAACGAGGACGAGCGCACCTACATCGCCGGCCTGTCCAGCCCGGCCACCGTGACCGTGCCGTTCGTGCTGAACCCGCAGGAGGCGGCGCACCAGTTGCTGTTCGACCTGAAGGACAGCGGCGAAATGGTCGACTGGATCGTGCTCCTGAGCGACGGCACCGCGGCGCCGACGCTGAGCGTGGGCAACGAGATCGTCCCGCCGACCACGCGCTCCAGCTTCACCTTCGAAGGCTTCGTGACCGGCGTCGCGCTGGACATCGCCACGAACGAGGTGGTCCGCGGCACGCTGACCATCCAGCGCTCCGGCGCCGTCACCGCGACCTGGAAGACGCCCTGATGGACAAGTCGCTCCTGATGTTCCGGGGCGGCGTGCGTTCGGCGCAGCGGAAGCTCGCCGATGGCCAGGAGCACACGCTGCACTTCAAGGCGAAGACGCCGAACGAGATCGCGCTGTTCCTCGGCGCGCAGAACCGCATCAGCGACGACGAAGCCGGCGACATCGTGCGGCAGGATCTGCGCGCGAAGTTCATCGCGGGCGCGCTGTGCCATCCGGACGGCTCGGCGCTGCTGACGGAGGACGAGGCGAAGCTGATCCCGGCGACGCTGAAGCCGCAGCTGTGCGAAATGATCCTGGTCGGCTCGAACGAGATCGGGGAAGCGGGAAAAGGCTAGCCGCCCAGGGCGAGGACTACTTCTGGCACGTCCTTGCCCTCGCGCTGGGCGGTCGAACGATCGCCGAGTGGAAGGGCTGCATGGCGCAGCCGGAATTTCTGGAGTGGGTGGAGTTCTTCAAGCTTTACCCGTTCGACGACCACCATCGCTACCACCGTCCGGCCGCACTCGGGTTCGCGTCAGCGTTCCTGCCCGAGGCACGGACACAGGCGATCGAAGACGCGCTGCGGTGGCTTTCGCCGCCGAACGACGAATACAGCGACGCTGACCTCGCGACGATGCGCGCGATGGGCTTCAAGAAGAAAGCAGGGTGACGATGGCCGCTGGCTCGATCCTGATCGACCTGCTCCTGAAGACGGGCAGCTTCGAGAGCGACACCAAGCGCGCGGAGAAGCGCCTGGCGGAGCTGAAGAAGGAAGCCGAGGCCATGGGCGTCGCCGTGGGCGCGGCATTTGCCGCCGTCGGCGCCGCCTCTGTCGCGATGGTGAAGTCGGCCATCGACGCGGCCGACGCCGCCGGCGAAACGGCGCAGAAGGTCGGCCTGGCGGTGGAGCAGTACACGGCGCTGGTGTACGCGGCGAAGCTGGGCGCGGTGAGCCAGGAGACGCTGGGCGCCTCGCTGGTCAAGCTCTCTCGCAACATGAGCGACGCGGCCGAGGGCACGGGCGACGCCGTGAAGGGCTTCGATGCGCTGGGGATCAGCGTCACGAACGCCGATGGCAGCCTGAAGACCTCCGATCAGGTGCTCACCGAGGTGGCGGGCAAGTTCGCCGGGTTCAAGGACGGCGCCGAGAAGACCGCGCTGGCGGTGAACATCTTCGGCAAGGCCGGCGCGGACCTGATCCCGATGCTGAACATGGGCGCCGAGGGCATCGAGGCGCTGAAGAAGGAAGCGGCCGACCTGGGCATCGTCCTGAGCGGCGAGACGGCGGCGGCGGCCGGCGAGTTCAACGACAACCTCGACCGGATGGCGGCAGCCATCGGCGGCGTGTCGAACCGCGCCGCCAGCGAACTGCTCCCGGCCTTACGTGAAGTGTCGGGGATGCTGGTCGACGTCGCGAAGAACGAAGGCACGGTAAGCGTCGCCACGGACATCGTGAAGGGCGCCGTGGGCGGGCTGATCACGGTGTTCCAGACGATCGCGGTCGTCGGCTCGGACGTGGGGTTCGTCTTCCTGTCCGTTGGACGAGAGATCGGCGCATGGGCGGCACAGATCGCGGCACTCGGCCGCGGCGACCTGCGCGGCTTCACGGCCATCAGCGACGCAGTGAAGGCAGATGGGGAGCGCGCCCGCGCCGAGCTGGACAAGTTCCAGGCGCGTGTGATGGCGATCGGCCAAGCGGGCGGCAGCCGTGACCCGCGCCTGCTCGGCGACGTCGGCAGCATTGCGTCGCAGACGGCCGGCTGGGGGAAGGTGGCGGCACCGCGGCTGGGCGGCCCAGGCGGACGCCTGCCTTCGTTCCGCGCTGGTCGCGCGCCGGCCGGGCCGAGGGAGCCGAAGCCTTTCGCCACCAGCGACCGCTTCGACGAAGCCGACGCCCTCGCCATGGAGTCGGAGATCCTGAACGAGGCGCAGCGGTACGCCGCACAGTTCGCGAACCGGCTGCAGGAGGTCGAGAAGCCGCTGCGGGACGTCGCGATGGGCATGAGCGAGGTGCAGCGGATGACGGAAGGCTTCGGCCAGTCGTTCTCCAACGCGATCGAAGACATGGTGCTCGGCGGAGGCAGCGCGAAGGAAGTGATCGGCAGCATCCTGCGCGACATCGCGGCGCTGATCCTGAAGGTCGGCGTGCTGGAACCGATGATGGCGCGGCTGCGGCAGTCCATGAGCGACGGCGTCACCCCGCCGAACCCGTTCGCGGCCGGCGGCGGGGGCGGTATCGACTGGGGCGGCATGCTGTCCAACGTGATCGGCAGCGCCTTCGGCGGCTTCCGCGCGGAGGGCGGCCCGGTAGCGGCCGGCGTGCCGTACATGGTCGGCGAGCGCGGCCCGGAGCTGTTCACCCCGCGCACTGCCGGTGCCATCGTGCCGAACCACGCGCTCGGCAGCGGCAAGGACAACATCACCATCGTCAACCAGACGACCGGCCGCATCGACCGAGTGCAGGAGCAGCGCATCGCCCCGGGCGAGCGCGCGCTGATCATCCAGGAAGCCGTCGAGGCTGCATGGGCACAGCCGAACGACCCCAACAGCCGCGCGAGCCGCACGCTGTCGCGCAACTTCAACGTCAGGCGGAACCGCTGATGCCCACAATCCCGAGCGGCTTCAAGCCTCTGATCCGCGACTACAGCATCGGCGCGCCTGGCGGCGTCCAGCGGACCGAAGTGGCTGGCGGCATGTCGCGCTACGCCCTGCAGTGGGACCGCGGCGTCCAGCAGTTCCAGGTGAGCATGGTCCTGCCGCCGGAGAAATTTGCCGTCTGGACCGCCTTCTTCCACCATGTGATCAAGAAGGGCGCGATCTCCTTCGGCATGCCGCTGGACAGCGGTTTCGGGCTGCAGACGCACAGCTGCAACATCGTGCCGGGCACGTATTCGGCGGCGCGCGCGGGCGGGCAGATCACCACGATCAGCTTCGTGGTCGAGGCGGAGAGCAAGGCCTACGACATGACTGCGACCGAGGCCGTGACGTTGATCGACCTCTGGAATGAGTACGAGGGCAGCACCGACGACCTACTCGCGCGCATTGCGCAGTTCGCGAACGTCGATTCGCTGGTGCTGGACGTATGAGCCTGGACATCGAGCAGCGGCTGAAGGTGTTCCTGGCCAGCGCGCCGCAGAGCATCTGGCCGATCCAGACCCTCGAGATCAGCCACAGCGCAATGACGCAGGCGTACTGCCTGTGGCGCGAGCCGTACTTCGGCACCGTCACCACCGAGAGCGGCGGCATCGCCGTCCAGCCGGTGAACTTCGAGATCGTGCTGGCCGGCACCGAAGGCCACCTCGATCAGAACTTCGAGATCCGCATCGACACGACCGACATCGAGGACCAGTTCCGCGAGGAAATGGACCGCATCCCGCTGAACACGCTGGAGAAGATCCGATGCGTCTACCGCGAGTACCTGAGCGACGACCTGACGGACATGGTGGCGCGCGCGGTACTGGAGGTGGAGTCGATCAGCTACCAGGTCGGGGCAGCGGCCATTCAGGCGGTCACCCCGAAATACAACATGTTGCGCACGGGGGAACTCTACGTCCCCCGCGAGTGCCCGACCCTCCGCTCGTTCCTGTGAGCATGAACGTTTCGATGTACCAGGCGAAGGTCTATCCCTCGCCGCCGTGCTGGGAGCTGGCCGTCGACGTGCTCACGACGGAGCGCGGCGTCACCGCAACAGCCTACAAGACGATCAGCGGCTCCGTGCGCAGCATTGCCAGCGCGTTCCGGCTGCAGCTGCACAAGAGCGCGCACGGATTTGAGCAGGTGGCGGAGCCGGTCGACTTCGCCGTCGTGCTCATGGGCCGCACGCCGCGCCTGGGGATTCACCATTGCGGCATCTTCTACGGCGGCAAGGTGCTGCACGCGACCGACAGCGGCACGTTCTACCAGCCGCTGGCGCAGCTGCAGGCCGAATATCAGGTGATCGAGTTCTGGGCGAGGGCGGACGCATGAATATCCATCTGCACCAGCACCCGTTCTCGGCCGAGCCGCCGCAGGTGTTCGAGGCCGACAGCCTGGCGCTGTGGCTGCTGGATCACTACGGCGAGACGCCGAAGGTCACGGTCCAGGTTTTCCGCGGTGAGCCGTCGGCGGAGACGGACATCACCGGCGACGTCCGCGCGATCCTGGAGGGCGACGCACCGGTGTACGTGGTGCTGGAGAGCCCCGGCGATCCCATCAGCATCCTGATCAACATCGCGATCGCGGTGGTGCTGCAGGCGGTCTCGACGCTCCTGTTCGGCGGCAAGGACAAGCCGATCGACAAGGCGAACCGGACGCAGGAGAGCCCGAACAACCAGCTGTCGGACCGCGAGAACCGCGTCCGGGTCATGGAGCGGGTCGAGGACATCTACGGCACGGTACGGTCGATCCCCAGCCTGCTGATGCCGACCTATGCCAAGTACATCAACCACCAGAAGGTGGAGTACGGCTACTACTGCATCGGCCGCGGGTACTACGATGTGGAGGATCTGCGCGACGGCGACTCGCTGCTGTCGGAGGTGACCGGCGCCAGTGCGGAGGTGTACGCGCCGTTCACCTCGCCGAACTCCGGCACGCCGCAGCTGCAGATTGGCGACGCGATCATCGACGGCATCCTGAGCGTGCGGCGCAGCGGCTCCGTCGACGGCGTCACCCTGCTGGCGGCCAACCAGATCGAGCTGCAGCCCGGCGCGCAGTTCTACTTCTACGCCGGCGACGGCCCGGGCGTGCCTGGCGTCATCCCGGCGCACCCGCAGGACATCATCTACCAGGGCGAGGGGCAGCGCCGGCCGAACTTCGCGTCGATCGCCGAGGCGGGACAAACCCTCACGATCACGATGTCGAACGTCTACCGCGAGCTGCTGGCGGACGGCGGCATCGTCATCACGGTGGATGCCGCGACGAAGACCTATACGGCCTCGGGCCCGGGCTCGGGCGGCTTCTTCAACGCGGTCGTCGACGGCGTCTCGATGCTGATCGTCACCGCCGGCAACCCGGCGAACGGCGGCACGTTCACGGTGGTGAGCCACACCGGCACCACCCTGACGGTCGCCGAAGCAGTAGTCAACGAGGGGCCGATCGCAGGCTTCGCGTTCCAGGCGCAGCTGAACTACAGCGGCACCCGCACGATCGCCGGCGTCGAAAGCGGCTTCGTGCGCCTGGTGGGCGCGCAGTGGAACCCGCAGGTTTACCCGCTGGCGTCGACCTTCGACGCGGAAGTGCCGCCGGTGGCGCACGACACGGGGCTGGTGGCGACGATCACCATCGACAACGGCCTGTCGCACTGGAGCGACTGGTACACGCTGCCGGAGACCGACCGCACCGAGGTGTGGGCGAACACGGTGGCGCGCGCCGGCATCTACAAGGACGACGGCTCCAAGCAGTCGGCCACCGTCGACTACGAGATCCAGATCGAACAGCTCGACGGAAGCCTGAACCCGCTCGGCGTGGTGGAAACGGTTACCGGCAGCCTGAGCGGGGCGGAGAGCAAGGAGCGGGCGGAGACGCTGGAGCAGATCACCGGCTGGGTCGGCCCGGCGCGGGTGCGCGCCCGCCGCACGACGCTGTTCGACTACGACTTCGAGGGCAACGTCATCGACGAGATCCAGCTGGTGGACCTCTACAGCGTTTCGCCGGTCACCAAGGCGCACTTCGGCAACAAGACGACGATCCACACGATCACGAAGGCGAACGCAGATGCGACGACGCTGCGCCGGCGCGAGCTGAACTGCCTGGTGTCGCGCAAGCTGCCGATCTACGACGGCGCGGCATTCTCCGGTGCCTTTGATGCAGACGGCCTGCACGTGAGCGGCACCATCGCGGCGACCAGCAAGATCGTCGACATCATCGCCGCCGTGTCGGTCGACCCCAAGATCGGCAACCGCGTTCTGGCCGACGACGTGGACATGGCGCAGATCTGGGCGACGCAGCAGGCGCTCGACGCCTGGCACCCGGAGGTGGGGCAGTTCAACCACACGTTCGACTCCGACGAGATCAGCTTCGAGGAGACGGTCAACGCCATCGCGAATGCCGCCTTCTGCGTCGCCTACCGGCAGAACGGGAAGATCCGGCTGGCGCTGGACCGGCCGCAGTCGACCAGCGTGGCGCTGTTCACGCACCGCAACAAGAAGCCGAACGCTGAGACGATCACCCGCAAGTTCGCCAGCGAGTCAGAGTACGACGGCGTCGAGCTGGTCTATAACGACCCAGACACCGAGGACCAGGAGACGATCCGCCTCCCGCTGGACGGCAGCTACACGAAGCTGAAGAAGGTCGAGATCACCGGCATCCGCAGCTATGAGCAGGCGTGGTTCCGTGCAAACCGCGAATACAACCGCCTGCTGTCGCAGCGCGTGACGATCGAGACGGAGACCACGACGGACGCCCGATCGCTGCTGCCGAACTCGCGCGTCGACATCGTCGACAACACCCGGTTCAAGAGCTGGGATGGCGAAGTGATCGCACAGAGCGGTCTGACGCTCACCCTAAGCCGAGACGTGGAGTTCCTGCCGGGAGAGCCGCACAGCATTGTCCTGATGAAGCGGGATGGCTCGCTCCAGAGTATTGCGTGCACCGCCGGCGCCGAACCAAACCAGGTGGTGCTGGCTGGCGCCCCCGCCGAGGCGATCGTTACCAACCCGACACCGGATGACGGCGTGCGGACCATCTTCAGCTTCGCCGCCGACGTGGCGCGACCCGCGCAGGCCTGGCTGGTGCAGGAGATCGGCACCAGCGACGGCCAGTACGTCCGCATTCGGGCGGTGAACTACAGCGACGACTACTACGCGGCCGACGACGAGGCCGTGCCCGCTAAAGCCAGCGTCATCAACGACTAAACGAGGAAAGCATGCCGGCCATCACTATCACCGACCTGAACAACGCGAAAACGGACGTTGACCACCTCGCCACAGTGGCAACCTCACTCGCTCCAACTGCCACAGATCGACTCGGCCACGTTAAGAAGACCATCAGCGGCATGTTGGATGGAATGCAGGAGCAGCTCGATGATGCCCTGGACACGGCCGAAGGCTCCATTGGCACGCAGGTGGCTGCTGCCGCCGCATCCCGCTCAGCGATCGACAACCGGATCTACCCTGGCACCTACGCAAGTGCTCCGACGACGAGGCCGGACACGTCGGCTATTCAGAACGGTGACACGTACTTCGGAACAGACGGCTACACCTACGTGCGAGTCGCGGGCGCCTGGGTGAACCAGACGTCTGCGGCTGCCGCGAGCGCTTCCGCAGCGGCCGGCAGCGCCTCTGCTTCCTCCGGCAGTGCAGCCGACTCGAACACGGCCAAACTGGCGGCGCAGGCTGCGCAGACGTTGGCAGAGACCGCGCGGGACAGCGCGTGGGGTACGGCTCGCCTGTACGCGACAACCGCGGCGGCCCTCGCTGACGGGACGCTCGCTGTGGGCCAGTACTTTGCGGTGCTGTCGGGGGTGAGTTCAGAGACCGCCATCATCTACCTCAAGGCCGCTGGTCCAACAGCGACGGACACCGGCAAGCGTGTTCCAAGCTCCCTGATCATCCAGGCCAGTGCATCGGGCGCCCTGCATGAGGACACGGACAGCGCCGATGTGGTGGTGCAGGCCATGCTCCCCGACGGCACGGTGTTGAGCAAGCTGCGACCCAAGACGCTGGCGGCTCCCGCCTCAATGACGATCGGCAAAAAGACGGTTACGAGGGTGATCCAGGAAGACCCGCAGGCGACTGCCCGGCGCGAGTTGTCGCTGTGGGTGGACAAGGCGCTGGCGCGCACCGAATCCGCCTACGCGGTCACGAACACGACCGTCATGTCGAACGCGCTTGACGGCACATCCTTCTTGCAGAATCGGATGGCCGGTGCGCAAATGTGCGCAGACGGCACCACGGTCCTTTGTTTCGGCTTCACCTCGGAGAACAGCACGGATGATTTCGGGCGTGGAAGCCTGACGGTAAAGCGGATCACCTGGAACAAGACGACCCGCGCATTCAGCCTCGGATCTCTGGCCTACCTCGGCGCGGGAACAACCAATCCCGAGGGCGCAGCGGTAGAGGGTCGGTGGATTTCTCTTACATCGGTGGTACTCCACACCGGGCCGAACAAAGGCCGCGTATTCCTGATGTACTGCTGGCAGGAAACGGACGGAACCGACACGCGCGTTTTCACGCAATACAGCGACGATCACGGCGTCACGTGGTCTGCGCGAACTGAAATCACCAGCCAGTTCCCGCCAATGGCTACTGAATGGGGCATCCTCGCGCCGGGTCCGGCTACTTCCATTCAACTGCGGCACGGCGACTACGCGGGCCGGATTGTCGTTCCCGCCTGGCACGGTTGCCCGCAGTACCCGAACGACAACACGAACCTGGAGGAATTTCCCGAAACCTTCCGGGCGGTTCTCCTGTACTCCGATGACTACGGGGCGAATTGGAGCGTCGGTGTTCGCGCTCCCCGGCATCTCGTCAAAGAGAGCAACGAGTGCGCGATCGCAGAAGACTGGCGGGGCGACATCCTGTGGACGATGCGCGCCACGAACTACACCAACAGCAAGCCGATGTTCAAGGTCACGGCAGGCGGGACAGCGCTTGCGTCTGATCCGTTCGTGATGGTGGGTGGAACTGGGGCGACCATCACCACCAGTCAAGTGATGTGCGGACTTATTCAAGCCGCAGCAGTGGACCCGATGAAGTCGAGCGCTCCCAAGTTGCTCCTGTCGCTACCGAACTCCACAACACGCGAAAAGGTCACGCTGTACGCGAGCTATGACGGCGGCACCACATGGCCCGCAAGCTGCCAGATCACCGCTGGCGGCTCTGCCTACTCTATGCCGGTGGTTCTCGATGACCGGACCATCGGTGTCTTTTGGGAGGATTCCAGCTACACGACGCTGCGGATGTCCGTCCTCAACCTTACGACCCTGTTGGGAGCCTGACCATGAGCGCACTACTCAAGAGCAACAAAGCGACCACCGGCGCTGCCATCTACCCGGCAGGGATGGCGACCTACGTTGCCCGCGTGATCGCTGACGGCGGGCAGATCAACGACTTCAACGAGACGTACACCGTCTTCAAGGCGCTGGAGGATGTTGGGCTTACCTCATCCCAAGTTGTTGCCGTGGCCGGGGCACCGTTCGGCGTGAAAGTTTCGGGCAGCAACGTCACGAAGTTGTACGACTTCTGGAGCTCATCGCGGGACTTCACGCCCAATGGTGCTGCTGCCGGGACGACGCTGGACACCGCAGCCGGTTACTACCAGCTTGACTTTGACCCTGCTGCCGGGACGGGTGTGAATCGTGCGGCTTTCCGCGCTGCAACTGCGCACACGGGCACCGCCAATCCATTCGGCGTGATCGCGGCGCTGACAATGGACAACCCTACCGCTGCCGTCACGATGCAGCTTGCGATTTTCGAGAACACCACTTCTACGACGAGCTTTGGCGGCATGCTGTCTTCTCCAAGTGGAGACGGGAAAAGCCGCATCGGCTTTCAGTCTTACGACCCCTCGCTCGGCATCGCCGGTTTCATGTACCGCAAAAACCTGTATGCGGCCGGGCGCGTGATCGGAGTCCTGCACACTAACGGCGCTAAGTCCTTTTTCAAGGACGGCGAGTGCGAACGTTCGGACGAAAAGACGATCGACACCTACTACGCGGCGAAGTCGCTCACCCCCGCAATCGGAAACGTCAACACCGCCCCTGCGTTCAAGTTCCGGTTTGGACTGTGGATCAATGGTGCGATGACGCAGGGGCAAATGCAGGCGCTGACATCCGCGCTGGGCGCTCTCTAATTTCGTGCACTTTCCAATGCTGAAAGGCAGACATGCTGTTCGCCACGGCATCACGGCAGCCGCTGCTTGAAAGGATCGCGATGGCGCCGAAGGAAGCACGACGCCGCGCAGCGGACGCAGAGGACATCATCAACGAGCGACTGCGACGCGGCGCTCCACCCGAAGACCCGTTGGTGGAGGCCGACATGCGAAACAGTCTCAGCCGCATGGTCGACATGCGCATCCCGCTGTGGGGAATCCTCGGCGCCACCGGCACGCTGGCGATGGTGCTGATCACCATGTGGTTCAACGTCCAGGCGCTCACGGCCGGCATGGCGGAAATGCGCACGCTGATGCGCGAGAGCGTGACCACAGCGCAGGCGAACGACCGGGAGATCACCCGGCTCATGGCTAGGCAGCAGCAGTCCGAAGAGACCATCCGCGACATGCGCCTGCGGCTAGACAACCTGCACACGCAGCTGAACGCGATGGCCCGCCCGTACTTCCAGCAGCCGACCACGAAGGAGCAGCGATGAACCTGGACACCATCATCGACCGCGTGATCGCGACAGAGGCCGGCTATGTCGACCACCCGGCGGACAGCGGCGGCCCGACGCGCTTCGGCATCACGCAGGCTGTCGCGCGGCTGAACGGCTATCAGGGCGACATGCGCGACCTACCGATGGAGCTGGCGCAGCACATCTACCGCAAGCGCTACATCCTGGAGCCGCGATTCGACCTGGTGCACGCGGTCGACGCAGACATCGGCTACGAGCTGGTCGACACCGGAGTGAACATGGGACCGGCGCGCCCGGCGATGTTCTTTCAGCGCTGCCTGAACGTCTTCAACGCGAACGGCAGCCGGTACGCGGACCTGTTCGTGGACGGTCGCATCGGTCCCGCAACCGTGGCCGCCCTGCGCGCCTACCTCCAGTGGCGAGGCGCCGGCGGCAAGGCCGTGATGCTGCGCGCGCTGAACAGCCTGCAGGGCTCCTTTTACATCGAACTCGCGGAGGCACGGCCAAAGGACGAGGCGTTCGTGTACGGCCAGATCCTGCACCGCGTCCAGGTCGATGCGTAGCCGCCATGGCCTGCGCGCGCTGCGGGTCGACCTCACACACGGCGCCGCACTGCCCGTGGCCGATCAACTCCCCCCGAAAGGAATCCCCATGCTGGTTGAGAACTGGAAATCCCTGTGGCGTGCCTGGTCGATGTGGTTCGCCACCGCCGGCCTTGCCCTGCCCGAGGTCCTGCAATTTATCGCCGACAACACCGACATGCTGACCACCCTGGACGCCGGTCACAAGAGCCTGATCCGCATGGCCTGCCTGATCGGCGTGATCGTCTGCCGGCCGATCAAGCAGCCGGCGGTGTCCGAGCCCACCACCCCGAAAGGAACCCCATGAAGCACCTGATCGTCCTTGCGCTGGCCGCATCCCTGGCCGGCTGCGCCAGCATGCCCAGCGCGGCACCCGACACGCCGCAGCAGGCCGTGTACGCCGCCAAGAGCGCCTATGCAACGGCGCTGACCGCCGCGGTGGCTTACAAGAAGCTGCCCGCATGCTCGGCCACCCGCCCGGCGCCGTGCTCGCAACCGGCACTCGTCCAGCAACTGCAGCGCGCCGACATCGTGGCCGCCGCATCGCTCGACGCCGCCGAGGCCGCCGTCCGCACGCCGCTGGTGAGCCCCACCGCCGCCGGCCGCGCCGTCCAGGCCGCGCAGGCTGCGCTGTCGGCCATGAATGCGCTGGTCACCGGCCTGGGGGTCACGCAATGACCGCCGTCGCCTACGCCCTGCAGCTGATGACCGCGCTGCCCCAGCTGATCCAGGCTGGCGTCGAGGTGACGAAGATGGTCACCTCCGCCAGCGAGGCGCTGCAACGCATGGAGGCCGAAGGTCGCGACCCGACACCGGCGGAATGGGCTACGCTGAACGCCGAGATCACGCGCCTGCGTGGCGAGCTCCACGCCGGCTGAACCTGTTGAGTCCTCAGCCTTCGCAGGCTGCTTGCCCCTCGGCCCTCACGGGTCGGGGGGCTTTTCTCATTGGCGCCGGATGAACGCCTGCCGTCCGCGCCACAACAGCCGGCAGGAACGCTGCCGGATCCGGCACTGCACAGCGGTCCAGGCGGGGCGGCAGGGGATCATGGCGACAGCATGTTCCGGCCGGGCCCGGAGGTCTGTGACGTCCGTCACCCCCGGCGCCGGAACACCTTCCGCTCCTCCGGCGGTTCCGGCATGAGCTCCCACTGGCCCTTCACCTCGGCTGCCGGTACCGTGCGGCCGTCCGGCCAGATCACGTGCTTCTCGCCGAGCGAGTCCATGCGGACGCCGACGATCACGGCCGCGTCCGGCTCGGGCAGGATGGCCAGCGGCCAGTACCGATACGCACCCGGGCGCAGGGGCCGGTCGGTGATCATGCCGGCACGAACTCGCCGGGCATGTCGCACACCTCGAGCTCTAGGCCGGCGTCCTCGCCGTCGACCACCTCCGCGACCTGGACGCCATCGTGGAAGGTGACGTTCACCAGCTGGCCGGGGTCTTCCGGGTTGGACCGGTACAGCCGCAGGCCGCAGCAGGGGTCCGGCAGCCGGGAAGGGCGCCGCATCTCCATCAGCCGGCCATGCCTTCCTGCTCCGCCATCGCCAGCAGGATCTCGCGCATGCGCGCCGGGGTCGGGGTGCACAGCCACGCCTGGCGCCGATCCGGATCGCCGCGGTCGCCCACCTCGATGCCCGCATACAGCCGCACGCCGCCGCTTTCGCGCTCGAGCTGCAGGTGCATCAGCCGCGGCAGGAGCTCGCGCTCCATCTTGTCGTCGAACAGGCAGCCGTACCAGGCCGGCGCCGTGTACCGGTCCATGCACACCAGCAGGCCGCTGGGCGGCTCGGTGCGCAGCAGCTGGGCGGCCGGTATGCGCTCGCCGCGCCGGCGCAGCACCACGACGGTGGCGGGCAGGGCGGCCGCGCGCAGCTCGCGCCGGTCTTGGACCGAACCGGGCGCCGCGGCGGCGGAGGGGTACCACCCGGTGCCTGGGCCGAAGGTCGGGGCGATCGGCCGCCGGGTGCCGGCGCACACCTCCCCGCGCACCTCCAGCGCCATCATGGCCATGGCCTGCCATGTCCAGTCAGACACCCACTGGCAGGCGCTCTGCTGGTCGCCGGGCGGCGGAGACACCCGGCCGGGCTCGTCGTCCGGACGCCAGCCGGATGCGATGAGTCGGCGGGCGCCGGTGATGGTGGAACAGGGGAGCTGGTGCATGCGACTGGACCGGCTGAATTCCCACGGTGGGAATTTTGAGGGGGTGTCGCTACTGCTTCTGTAGCGGCAAACCTAGTATTCGCTGGGGTGGCTGATGGGACTCGAACCCACGACAACAGGAATCACAATCCGAGCCACCGATCCAGCACTGGCGCGGCGTGGCGAGGAGTTCGTGGGAACAGATGCCCGAAAAATAAGCACGTAGCTGCGTGCTTTGCCGGGGATCGTTCCCGCGGGTCAGGCCTGCTCCCATCCTATCCGCCGCAGGTAAGCGCGCGGCAGGCTCGGCCAGTCGAACCCATCCTTGAAGTCGCCGCAGAGGTGTTCGCGGTTCGTGAGGATGTGGCCCGCCTGCGGTTCGCGCAAACGGTAGGTGTGCCAGTCGATGCGCACCATGCTGAGTCGCTGCTCCGCCGACACCGGCGCCGACTTGTGGCACTCGCCAATGACGGAGTTCATGTGGTGCCACCAGTCGCAGCCAGCGCAACACGGCCCCTGCTGAAGGTAGAAGCGGTCCACGGCCTCCTGCGTCTTGCTGGTGATTGCCACGGCATCCGTCACAGGCTTGTCCTCCGCACTTCCCGGCTCCGCTCGTACACCCGCGCGGTCGTTGCCGGGTCGGCGTGCATTTCCGGCAAGCTGCCGAACTGCAGCTTGTAGTAGGTGGTGTAGTGGGCGCGAAGGTCGTGGAAGGTGAACCGCTCGGCGATCACCTTCTCGCGCAGGGCGGCGACCACCAGGCGGTTCCACATCGCCTTGAAGCCGCGGTCGGTGTACGGGTTGCCGGTGCGCGGCGCGCGGAAGACCGGTCCCATCGGGTTGTAGCCGGCCGCCGCCTTCATCCGGTCCAGCACGGCCTGCAGGGCAGTGCTGACCGCCACCAGCTCGCGCTTGCCCTGGCCGCGCCGCCCCTTCGCCCGCTGCAGCCGGATCAGTTCCTCATCCACCTGCGGCCAGTGCAGGTTGCGGAATTCCGCCCGCCGGTTGCCGGTGAGGGCCGCGAACTCCGCCATGCTGACGATCACCACCGCGCTGTCGCCCTGCTGCAACGCCCAGTCGATGAACGGCTGCAGCTCCGCCTTCTCGACCAACCGGGTGCGCGGGTCTTCCGGGTTGCGCCGGACCTCGCGGCATGGGTTGCGCTCGATGTCGCCGCGCTCCACCGCCAAGTTGAACAGGTTCGACAGGACGGCGACCTCGCGATTGGCTCGCACGGGCGCGTCGGCCCGGTGAACCCGCAGGTAGCGGGCGACGTCCGCCGGCTTGATGGCGGAGACCACGCCGCCCTCCCACACCTTGGCGAGCATGGCCCACGCCTGCCGGTACGACTCCTTGGTGGCGTCACCGAGCCGCAGCCAGCCGGGGCTTTCCTGGTACAGCCGCCACAGCTGACCGATCGTGCCTTCGTCGGTGCTGCGGCCGTTCATGTCCAGCACTTGGCTGATCGCGGCGCCCTTGTCGGTGCCGAGGTTCACCGGCTTCCCGCCGATCGGGTGGTAGCGGTACGTGACCAGCCCGTCCTTGCGCGGCCGGGCCTCCATGCGCGGCAGCAGGCCGGCGGCGCTGGCGCGGTCGCGAGGGCGGATCATGCGGTTTTGCTCCAGTTCAGGCCGTTGGCCGCGGTCTTGCCGTCCATCCTACTGCCGGCCATCGCGGCCTCCATCGCCGCCCGGCCGACCTGCAGGGTGCCGTCCGGTCGGCGCTGGAACGGCACGCCCCACGCCTTGAGCACGCGCCCCTGTGCCGCCGGGTAGGTGCGGCGTGTCGCGTCGGCGACTTCGGCGTCGGACAGCCAGAGGTTCACGGCGTCACCCTCCGAAACTCAACCACCCACACCCATGGATTCGACTCCCAACTGCCGGCGCCGTTGATCTGCTCCCAAAGGCAGCGGTAAGCATCGCGCGGATCCATGCGCTCGCCGTTCTCGTCCTCGTAGTCATTCCACCCGATGCCTTCCGCCATAGCATCAGCCTCGCTGATTTCCTGCAGCCGCTCAGCGCGCACGCTGGCGATCTCCAGCGTGATGCGGCTGGCAGCGCGCGGCATGTGGATGGCGGGCCTCTTCCACCACGTCGGCGCTGCACCCGCGAGCTTTCGCCCGAGCATGTGCGGCACCTCGTCGCTGTCGGCGGCGTGCCTGTACGCCAGGTTCAACTCCTGCGTCATGTCGACGAAGTGCCATTCGTCGCGGCCCTTCTTCGTGCTGAACCGGGTCTCCCAGCGTCCGAAGGCGTAGAAGGTCTCGCGCACCCACAGGCGATCGCCAGGCGCGCCGTAGGGACAGCGACAGGGCGAGCGCGTTTCGTGCACGTCGTGCCCGGGGCCGTCGCCGCCGAGCGCGGAATACACGAACGGCGGTTCACCCTCCATGCCTTCCTCGATGCAACACGACGCCCACGGCTGCGGCTTCACCGCCCGCCGCGTCTGCGTCTTCGTGCCGGCCAGCAGCGCGCGCACCATGGCGCCCTGGAACAGGATGGGTCGTTCCTTCATACTGGCATCCTCAACAGGAGAGACGCATGGCAACCCCGATTACCGCAGTGGCCTTTCACCCCGAAGCGCCGCTGGAAGCCTTCGCCTCGATGATGCGGACAATGAAGTCGGGGGAAAGCAGCCTGCGGTACATCGACTGCAAGAAGGTCGACATGACGGACTTCGGCATGCTGCGCCTCATCCCCTCGGGAGAGAACCCGGGGGACATGGCGATCTACGTTCACCCGAGCTACGTCGCCTGGATGCTGAGAGCTGACGACATGACGCAGGTGGGGTTCGTGCCCGGCTGAATGCGTACTCATTCCGCCTTACTCCCACCCATTGGGGTGTGCGCGGAAAACGTCTGATGGCCGGTGCCTGACACGCCAAGGGCGATCACCGACTGCCGGGCGGTTTCGCACAGGCGGTAGTGCGCGTCACGGATGGCTAGGACACGATCCATCGCCTGCGAACGGTCGATGTATTCGTGGCCGGGGTCTGCCTTGAACTCGCGCGATGGCTGGTTGACCAGCGCGGCCAGGGCCTGAGTGAGCGCCCGGCTGTCGTCAACCATCTGCCGCAGCGCCGCGACAGCTTCGGGCTTGAGGTTAGGCTGCATCAGTGCCTCCCACGCCAGAGGTGCCGCCGTCCAGTGCCTCGGCAACGAACAGGGCGAACGTCAGCGCGTGGGTGTACTCAGGGAACCATTCGCCCGACTGCATGAACGCGGAGAGGATGCGATTCAGCAGCGCATCGTCCATCAGCGGCGCATGGTGGTACATCACCGCTTCGCGGATTGAATTTGCGATGCTCATTGTTGGTCCTTCGCAGGTAATGCCACGCCAGCGGCGGCATCGAGCAGCGCCAGGGCGCCGTCCAAGGCGGCGCGGTAACGCGCCTGGTCAACGTCGCGGCTGCCGACAACCCCGTAGGCGGTCATCGGGCGAAGCTCCAGAAGGAGAGCGCGCAAGTCCTCATGCCAGCGCGGGCCGGGCGCATCCACCGGCACGCCAAGGGCGACCAGACGACGAAGCGCCTCAGCGGCGATGCGGTAGTCTTGCGTGCCAGCCAGCGGAAAGTCCCGGTGGCTGCCTTGTAGAGTGCCTCTATCGAGCCAGTCGGCTGACCGCTCGAAAGCGTCGGCGCACGCCAGGAGTGCCCGGTGCTCCGCAGGGTGCGGCGGCTCGGCAAAGGGACTGCCAGCACTTGCCACCCGTGCGTCACCCCCGTTCGCCACCGGCAGGGAGGCCGCCGTAGCAGCCGTGCCGTCGGGGAGTTCATGGCCGCTCGCCGTGGCAGCAGAGGTGCTGCGTTTCCCATTCGATTCGTCCGACGCCAACGTGGCGGTGCCCCTCACATGCCCGAAAGCCTGCTGTGCGTGCTCCGGCGTTATGGGTTGCGCTGGGGAAGCGGGAGAGGTGCGGCGGTTCCAAGCGGCGGCAGCGGCCGGTCGCTCGCTGTACGCGCCTTCGATGCGCTCGCTGCTGGCACCGCAGCTATCGCAAATGACCCACGCCTCCATGCAGTCCTCGGCCACCTGTTCGTCGTGCAGTTTCGCCTTGCCCCCGCAGAACGGGCAGGGCTTCAGTTCAGTCATGTGGCGTCTCCTTCTGTGCTTCATGGGTGACTGGAACGGCGGGGTTCATCAGCCAGTGCAGAAGCAGGCTGATTCCGCCGAACCACATCGGCGCGGCAAAGTGGTCGAGTGCCATCGACGCGAAGCCATGCACGAAGCCCCAATACATGAGCCCGGTGACGGACAGGCATAGCCAAATGGAAAGGCGGCTCATCGGCTCACCTCCGTCACGCAGGCGGCAGCCATCCCGGGCTTCTTCATGTCCCAGTTCATGTCCGTCCAGTAATAGACGCCATCGACCTCCGTGTAGCCGTGTGCGCCAGGCGGGGCGATGATCGTGGTGCAGCGCACGCGGAAGCCTGCCTTGTTCGGCTTGATCTCCGCGTTCAGCTCCAGCGGCCCGAGGTTTCCCCATTCTTCGCAGTGCAGCGTGATCAGGTCGCGCTCATGCGCCGGAAGCCACGACTGGTTGCCGAGCATGTACTTGATGCCTGCCGGTGGTTGCGGCTCGATTCGGCCAAGAATCGACCGGCCCGGGTACAGGGGATCGTCCATCACGCAGGCGCAGTCCTTGCCCCCGCTCTCTGAGTTGGGAGAGGTCATGCGGCCTCCGATTCCAGCGCGTCGAACAGCGTCGGCATGGTGAACTCGCGCTCCGCCGCGCCCAGGTAGTGCACCTGGTCCATGAAGTACGCGGCGTTCAGCTCAGAGCCGCCACCGCGCCGGCCCTTCAGGATGGCGCGATAGGGTACGGTGCCCAGCCCGCAGAACGGGTCGTACACCACCTCGTCGAGGTTGCTGTATCGCTCGATCAGCCGGTCAACGATGTCAAACTGCAGCGGGCAGACGTGCTTCTCGACGGCCCGGCGCGACTGATCGCTATTCAGCGTCAGCATGCGCGTCACGTCATGCCAGACGTCTGGGTGATGGCTGCCGGGCGCCAGGCTCATGAAGGTCGACGGAAGGGCGCCGCGCGCCTCCAGGTCCTCGCCGATGCGCACGTGGAACTCGTAGTCGTAGACGTGCTGCAGGCTGTACTTCGTGAACAGGCTGGCCAGCTTGTCCGGGCCCAGCTGCGCCAGTTCCTCGGCGGTGATCTGCCGGTTGCCGCTGGAGCGCCAGAAGGCATGCGCGTCAACCTGCCAGTGCGCCCGGGTGTAGTTGTCCTTCGACTTCTTCACCGGCACGTCCGCGTAGCCCTTCGATCGATCGGTCTGCGGCTTGCGGAACAGGACGATGTACTCCGGCGAGCCGACGCCCATCTTCGTGCCGTCCTTGCACTGCTCCGACCAGCCGAGACGGTAGGTCTGGTTGTTCTCCCGAACCACGTCCGTCACCACCGTAATCAGGCCCATGTAGTCGAAGCCATGCTTGCGGCCGTGCATGATGGCCTCGCAGTGGAAGGGGCTCACGGTCGGGGCGCCGGCGCCGGTCACGTTGCCGAACAGGATCCGGTCCTTCACGTGGCAGGCGTAGATCCGTCCGGGCCTGAGGATCCGCAGCAGCTGCGGCGTCAGGAAGTCCATCTGGCCCCAGAAGTGGTCGTTGTCTTCCGTGTGGCCGAAGTCGTTGTACGAGGGCGAATACTCGTAGTGGTTCGCGAAGGGGATGCTGGTGACGATCAGGTCGACGGAGCTTTCCGGCTGCAGTTTCGCCTCTTCCACACAGTCGTTGTTCGCCACCGCGAAGCGCTCGCCGGCGACAGCGATCCTCTCGATGCCGATCGACCTGGCCAGCGTCTCCTGCATGGCCAGCTGGTTCAGGCCGTACTTCTTGATGATCTCGGTCATGTTGGCGACCATTTCCTCGTGTTGGGTCCACTTCTGCTGCAGCGTGCGCAGCACCTCGCGCTCGGCCTCGCTGTAGACCACGTCGATGCGTACCGGGTGGGGCTGCTGGAACCGCTGGATGCGGTGGCATGCCTGGATGAAGTCGTTGAACTTGAAGCCGATGCCGGCGAAGATCGCGCGGTGGCAGTGGCGCTGGAAGTTGCAGCCGCTGCCGGCGATCACCGGCTTCGTGGAAAGCACGCGGTACTTCCCGTCACCGAAGTCGACGATCCGCTGCTCCCGCTCCTCAAGGTCCTGGCTGCCCCACACGCTGACCGCCTCCGGCAAGGCCTGCTGCAGGGCGTGCCGCTCCGCCTCGAGGTCGTGCCAGATGACGAAGTGCGCGGTCGGATCCTGCTGGACCAGCTCCGCCACCTTCGCCACGCGCGCGGGCAGGCTGTCCCGCTTCTCGGTTGCCGCGGCGCTCAGGCCGAGTGCCGGGTTCTGGAACATGAGGTTCTGCCCATCGCGATCGGCGCCGGCCTGCGTGTAGTCGGTCAGCACCTCGTGGTAGACCACCTCCATCGCCGGCAGCTGGTAGCCCTCGTCGGAGTGGCCGAGGTCGCTCGGGTACTGCACGAACACGGCCCACGAGCTCACCCAAAGCCAGAACTCCTGTTCCTTGTGCGGGTAGAGGGTCAGGTTGCCCGCCTTCTCGCTGTCACGCTGGAAGAAGCGGGTCAGCGCCTGGCCCGTATCCATCACGCCGAGGAACCCGGCGTAGTGGATCAGCTCCTTGAAACGGTTGGGGCTCGGCGTGGCGGTGTTCACCAGCTTGAAGCGCACGCCCTCGAACAGCGGCAGGAACTCCTGATACGTCTTGCTGCCGAACGAGCGCAGGACGCTCGCCTCATCCAGGCTGACCGCGGTGAACAGCGCCGGGTCCAGCTTGCCGTCGCGCACCGTCTCGTAGTTGGTGATGTAGAAGGCCTGGCCGTCGACGATCTCCGCCGCGCTGCGGATGAAGACCAGCCGCATGCCGAGCATCGCCGCGTCTCGCACCAGCTCCTGCCGCACGCCCAGTGGGCACACGATCAGGCCGCAGCCGCCCGCGGCGCCGATGATCTGGCGCATCCACTCGCACTGCATGATCGACTTGCCCAAGCCGAACTTCGCGAAGATGGCGCGGTTGCCGCCCTGCACGGCCCACCTGGTGATGTCGCGCTGGTGCGGGTAGAGGATCGGATGGATCTCCGAGGGCTCCACCGTGAAGCCCTTGAAGCTGGCCATCTTGATCTTCTGGCGCAGGAACTCAGCGTATTCGTTCACGCCGCCTCCAGCTTCCGGTGCTCGGTGAACGCCTCGACGGTGCTGAGACGGGTGGGGGAGGGGCGGACCAGCTCCCGGTGGTTCGCGTCGAACTCGGCGATCACCTGCGCGTAGTAGGCGCGGGCGTGCTTTACCTTCTCGATGATCTGCGCCTCCTTCTCAGCGTCGCGCTTCACCGTCCAGGTCGTGAGCCGCATGTGCTCAGGGATGTGGTCGACAAGGTGCATGGACAGCGGCTCGTAGCCGATCAGGTCCTCCGGCGTGTTCACCATGCAGTAGTTCACCTCCCATTCGGTCGCGTCCCACAGCCACATGTAGCCGTGCATCTGCCACTCGTAGAGGCGGTCGACGCAGTCAACGACACAGATCGGGAAAGTCTTGAGCGACCAGGAGGTTTTCAGGTCGTGGCCGCGGCGGGGCGCACGGTCGAAGAGGTCGCACTCGCCGGTGATGTAGCCGTTCTGGCGACGCTCGGTGTTCTTCGTCAGGGACAGCCCGCGCACGCGATTCAGCAGCGCGATCGAGTCGTCCTCGCAGCGTGTGCCCTTCTCCGTTTCCCGGCTGGAGAACTCGAACTCGACGCCGAAGATCTCCTGCGCGGCCAGCTCGCGGATGTACGTCTTCGCGCCGACCGACAGCGGCCCTTCCTTCAGCGTCTTGGGCTCCGTCATCAGCTTGCCGATCGACGAGCAGCGGAACAGCGTCTCAAGCATGGGCGCCCTCCGGCGCTTCTGCGCTCTGCTCCTGGGGGGCAGCCGCCTGGCGCAGTTCGGCGCCGCGCGCCTGTACCGCCTTGGCGAACTGCTGGAAGCCGTCGCGGTCGCGGGCGTTGTTGAACGTGCGTGCGCCTTCCTTGGACACCCGGCCCAGCTGCTCCAGCGTTTCCGCTGCCTTCGCCTTCGCCAGCCAGTGTTCGCGCAAGCTCGCGCCGCCCAGCGTCTCTTCGGCGGGGTGCTCGGCGCTGATCCGCAGACCCTCCACGTTGCTGTTGCCGAACTTCACGTTCGCGTCCACGTAGACCGTGATGCGGACATCGTTCCAGTCGTCGATAAACGCCGACCCGGTCAGCACCTTCAGGGTCTTGCTGTTCGTGGCGTTCAGGATCATCGGCTTCAGCTTCTCGCCGGGCCGGATCTCGCGCTCGACGAAGTAGGCGGTGTTGAACTCGTCCTTCGTCTTCTTCGTCTTGTCCTTCTCCAGCCGGACGCACTTCACCGTGAGCACGGTCGGCTCGACAATGTCGGCGCTGGACAGGTAGGGCGAGTCGAACGCCTTGCGGTAGTGGGTTTTCTCGGTCACGCCGACACCTCCGCGCTGTTCTCGATCGCCTGCAGCCGCCCGATCCAGTCATCCAGCTGCATCACCTTCGTGGCCGCCTCGTTGCGGATGCGCTCCTTCTCCTTCTCCAGGTTGGCGATGGTCCCCGGCCGGCAGTCGAAGTTGTCCGCCACGTCGACCTCGAACGTGTGCTCGCGCACCACCACGGTGGACGGCGAGAACTCGGCGCAGGGCCGGTAGGTGGTGAAGCTGACGGCCAGCTTGCCCTTGTTCTCGCCGTAGTTGATCGGCTCGGCGGTGATGTAGCCCTTGATGGTGTGTTTCATGGTCGTGCTCAGGAGGTGAGAAGGGGAAGCCACGCCGCGGCCAGAGCCACAGCGCAGAAGATGGCGATCAGGTAGAGGGTCCAGCCGCTCATCTGGTCGGGCGTCACGGGAGGGGCGTTGGTGTCGACGTTCTCGCCGCCGTTGCGCATTTCCAGCGCGATCGCTACGCCAGGGCAGCGGTGGTCAGCGCAGTCGGCGCGCATGCCGCACAGGCCGGGTGCAGATCCGCAGTACGCCATCACACGCGCTCCTGAAGAGTCCGCAGGCGGTGGACGATCATCGGGACGTCCTCATGCAGCGGGCTGATTTCCGCCAGCGCCCAGCGGTAGTACGCGATCTGGCACCGGCGGCGCACGGCGGCCCACAGGTCGATCACCGGGAAAAGGGCGCGGGTCACTCGTCGTCCCCCTCGTCGTCCGGCTCGCAGGGCGATCCCGGCCCGGTGTGGCCGTGGCAGGTAGAGCACCAGTGCGGAGCCATGCGGCGGCGCTCGGCGCGCGCTTCGGCGCGCAGTTCCGACGCCTCGGCATCCTCGTAGTCGTTGTCGAAGAAGCGGCTCATGCGGCGCTCCCGGTGGCCTTGGCGATGGCGGCGAGTGCGAACAGAACGTCTGCCGCCTCGCCGCGCCCTTGCTGCTTCTCGTAGGTCCAGAAGTCCACCAACTGCGCGTGCGTGGGATTGCCGGTCAGCGGCGTCGGCATCAGCCGTTGCAGCGCCTCCAGCAGATCCGGCGCGGCGGCGATCAGGCGGGCGTTGGCGTCGCACTCGTCCTGTGTCAGGTACAGGTGGCTGTAGGCGCGGCACACGGAGCCCTTGATCGAGCCGTGCGTGGCGTCCTGAAATTGGGCGTTGATCCACAAGCCAGCGGGGTCTCGGGGGTCAAGCGGACTCACGCTCCACGGAGCGGTCGTGTGCTTCGCCGCGCTCACAGCAGCGCCGCCTTCCGCAGAGCGTCGACATCCGGCAGCGCCCGCACCTCGACCCGCTCACCCGGCTGCGCGACCTGCGTCAGCGGCTCCGGTTCATCGTTCGCCGCGACCCGGTGATTGCCCGTCGCGCGACACTGGACCGGCTGTGCCGGGGTCGTCTTGCCTGCCGTGAAGAACCGCATTCCGCCTCCTGGCGCCCTGTTTGGTGGGCGTGGAGTTATTAAACGTGATGTTTATGAAAATGTCAAACACCATGTTTAATAGACGGCCGCGTTGGTTACCTATTCGGATACGTAGCGCACGGTAGGCGCAAAAAAGCCCGCGCGCGGCGGGCTGGTGATGGCGCGATGCTCGCCTATTGGACGTTCTTAGCGATGAAGTACACGGCGGCGGTGAGTGCAGAGCAGAGGGTGGCTAGCTTCCAACTCAGGCTGTGCAGTTCTTGGTGGAGATCGGCCTTCGTGACGAAGGTGTCCAGCTTTGATTCGATCCGCGTGAGTCGGTCGCGGGTGTCCTCCGCAAACTTCTCCAGCTTCTCGACGCGCTCGTTCATGCGGTCATTATCGCTTCCACTGCCGCCCGGCGGGAATGGATCGCGCGGCGGCGGCGGGGTAACCGTTCCGCCGTGTCTGCGGCCTGCCGCGCGTGTCTCTTCCAATTGAAGCAAGAAGGCGTCTCTGGATGGTGTGGTCTCGCTCATGCTACTTCCTCGCCTTCAGGCCCTCTATCGATGCACGAATGATCGCTGACGACCGTGGCATGCTCTTGGCAAATTCTGAGGCTAGCGTGCGCTCAAATCGCCGTATGAGAGCGGCTGCAAGTGGGCGGTCTCTCTCCACCAGCTCGTAGAGCAAGTCATTCAGCATCAGAATGGTGGCATAGGCGACGACTGTCTCGTCGACCTCGTCCGGCTCTGGCGAATCGGCATTCTCAGTCGTCACGTGGATTCTTTCTTGCCTTCCTGCACTCCCTCACATCCACCAGCGTCTTGAAGCGGTGGTCCTCTTTCCTGATCCACTGCAGGTTGCTGCGGGTGATCTGCGCCGCCAGCGCACAGCGGCTGCACGTGGTCGACCTCCCAGCCTGGGCCACCACCGCGGCCGCGACTACGGCCGATCGGATTTGAGCCACGTCGCCACGCGACCTACCGCGTACACGATCACCCCGAGCACCGCAATTCCAGTGCCCGCATAGTCGCCGGTGCCGACCCGGATGATCACGCCGAGCAGCAGCACCAGGACGCCGACGATCTGGACAACCTTCCAGGTCTTCACGGACCCGCCTTCACAGCCGTGGCGCTGCACACCACCGCGCTCCAGCAGTTCGTCGTGAGCTCCCGGCCGGTCTCCTGCTCGCACCGGACATCGGCTATTCCGCTGGCGCCTAGGCGGGCCGCCTTGATCTGCAGTTGCGCCACGGCGTTTTCACGCGACGGCTCCGGCTCCCAGGACATCCGCTTACACGACCGGGCGCTGACTTGCTGCAGCACGGTACCGACCGGCCGCTCCAGTACGCGCACCGTGTTCCTGATGCCGGCCGAACTGTCGTCAATGACGATGTGCTCTATGACGGGCGCAGAGGCGCAGCTGGCAAGCGCGAGCATGAAGAGCAGGGTAGGTAGGAGCTTCACGGGCATTCAGTAGTCGTCGCCTCGCCATACCTTCACGACACGCGCGAAGACCTGAAAGTCCATGTTGTCGCGGATCGTCCAGTCGCGGTAGGCCTTGTTCTCGGAGATCGCCACCAGGCCCTCACCAGGCACGCGCTGCAGCCGCTTGATGAAGCCTTCGTCACCGATGCGAAAGAAGTACACGCCGTCGAACTCGACCGCGTTCACACCGGTGTCGACGAGCAGCGGATCGCCCGGGTTGTACATCGGCTTCATTGAGTCGCCGAACCCGGTGACGATCGCAAGGTTCTGCGGGCTGGTCACGTTGTGCACGTTCTTCTGGATCCATTCTGGGGTCACGCGCCAGCTGGTGATGTGTCCAGGCTGGTCTCTGAGTAACAGGCCCGCTCCCATGGAGCCGCCGGCCTTGTACTGAGGTATCACTGTATCCCCGAGCGTCGCTTTGGAATACCTCCCGCGAACGCGGGGCGGGTCGTTGGTGTCGCCTGTCGTGACAACTTCAACAACGACCTCGGCTGGTTCCGCAGTCATCTCTCCGCGGCCAGAAAGAAGCCAGTTGGCATTGCAGCCGATGACAGCCTGAGCTCTGATGGCGCCCATCTTGGAGACGCCGCGGCTCTCCCAGTTGTTGAGTGTTTGCGGGCTCACGCCTAACGCTGCCGCGACGTTTGTCTGGCCCTCCGTCTCCAGCATAAGGCGCGCTGCCGTATAGAGCCGACTCGCTGATTCATCCATCCGGGCGATTGTTGGGCAACCGCGCCCAAGCTCAATAAACGTGGCGTTTGACATGGAGTTAAACATCGCGTTTAATTGGCGCATGGAAACACCAGAACACCCCGATTGGGCATTGGTCACCGCCCTCGGAGGCCCCGTCAAGGTGGCCGAGATCCTCGGCTGGACTAAAGACGGCAGTGTGCAGCGGGTCCAGAACTGGAAAACGCGCGGCATCCCGCCCGCTGTGAAGCTGGAACGGCCGGACCTCTTTCTGCCAGCCCTGCGCCGCGGCCGCGCCCGTGCCGGCCACGCGCTGGATCGCAAGGCCGCCTGACACATGAGGGTTCGTTCGCATGAGACGAATCCTCCTTTTTTTGCCCGAAACGCGCACCCCTAGCCACCCCTAACTTCTATGGGAGCCCCCGTGAAGCTCTTTTACGACGACGAGTTCGACGCCATCACGCAGGCGATCAACGCCTCCGGCAAGACCTGGAAGCAGGTGGCGGCCCACATCTTCCCCGACATGAAGCCGGACAGCGCCTATGCCCGCCTGAAGGTCTGCGCCAGCTCCACCGGCGACCAGCGCCTCACCTTTGGACAGGTGATCCGCCTGATGACGTTCTGTGAAGCCTACGACCCGCTGATGCACGCCTGCGACGAGACGCTGCACGCGCGGCCGGATCGCAAGGCGCCCGAGGACGAGGCGGTGAAGCTGGTCGAAGTCATGTCGAACTGTGCGAACACGATGGAGCGCGCGATGAAGGCCATGGAGCACCTGCGCGCGCGCGGCGGCATCCGGGCGGTCGCATGAAGACCCGCACCGCCCCCGCTTGGTCCGGCATGGGCCCTCTGTCGCCGACGAAGTCGGGCAAGCACACGCCGCTGCGCGTGGTGACCTTCGACACCCCGCCTGACCGGATCTGCAACAGCGCCAGCACGGAGCCCTACATCCCGCAGGACCGCACGGTGTACCGGCCCGGGTCGGTCGACGCGAGCCGGCCGCGGGTGAGGGGCGTCTGATGCTTGACGCCCTCGCTTCCCAGGCTGCCAAGGCACAGGGCCAGCAGCTGTCGATCATGTTCTACGGCTACTGGACGGCCGCCGTGATGGTGGAACTGCGCGCCTGGGTCGCAATGCGCCGGGCGCAGGGTCAGACCACGATGACCTTCGAACAGTTCCGCCACGACGCGGTGGCGGTGCCGCACTCCCACAAGAGCTGGGGCAGCCTGCCGGCGATCGCCTGCCGCGCCGGGCTGATCGCTCCCATGAACCACGCCGACGGCTCGCCGGTGATGCGTGCGGCCGAATCGGTGAAGACCCACGGTCACTTCGTCCGCGTGTGGTCGCTGGAGACCCTCGGTGCCTAACCGAATGATCCGCGAGGGCATCCTCACCAGCGATCGGATCGACCAGCTCGATCCGCCGTCGGAGGTGTTCTATCGCCGGCTCATGAGCAAGGTGGACGACCACGGCCTTTACGACGCCAGGCCGTCCATCCTCCGCAGTTCCCTCTATCCGCTACGGGTTGACCGCGTGCGGGAGGCCGACATTTCCCGTTGGATCGCTGCGTGCGAGAAGGCCGGACTGATCGCTCTCTACGCCCACGACGGTAAGCCCTACCTGCAGATGCTGGACACGCGGTGGCAAGCGCGCTCTGAGCCGAAGTACCCGCTGCCGAATGCGGGCAATCGGGTGGTGCCGAGCGCAGCTGAAAACAGTTGCGCGCAACTGCCTGCAACTGCGCCCGTAGTCGTAGACGGAGACGTAGTCGTAGACGAGGGCGTAACGCGCGATGCCGCGCGACCTCCCCGTTCAGCTGCAAAAGCCCGGAAGACAGCCATCTCGGCGGACTTCACCACCAGCGAGCGGGTCAGTGCGTGGGCAGCGGAGAAGGGCTACGGGCAGCTGCCGGAGCACCTGGACGCCTTCAAGCGCAAGGCCGTCGCCAAGGGCTACGCCTACGTCGACTGGGACGCGGCGTTCATGGAGGCGATCCGCGAGGACTGGGCGAAGTTGCGCGGCCGCGGCAGGGACGGCGTTGCGCCGCCGGCCGAAGCCCGCCACCACGACACCGCCGAGGACACCCGCCGGATGCTGGCCGACAAGGACCGCGACACGAAGCCGCCGCCGGCGCACATCCGCGCGCAGATCAACGAAGCCTTGCGAGGAAAGGTTTTGCAATGACACGCACCTATGCAGCGAAACGCCTGCTTGAGCACGGCCCGCTCACGTTCACCGAAATGCGCGAGATCACCGGCTGGCCGGCGCGGGTGGTGGCGGGCGCGTTGCGCAGCCTCATGGAGACCGGCGTGGCCGTCGCTGAGCGGTGCGGCCGCCACAAGAACCTGTACCGGCTGGCCGCATGACCCATGCCCTACGAAACCTGGCGATCGGACGCCGTGGCGCACTACGTCGCCCTGGCGCGCCTGCCAGTGCCATGGGCGCAAGACACGGCGCGGCAACTAGCGGAAGCAGCCGAAGCTTCGGCACGCCCGCTGCAGGACGGTCTGGTGGACGAGGTGAGGGCGGAGCTGCAGAAGGGGACCAGCGATGAAGCAACGCCTGATCGGAATTGACCCGGGCTGCTCCGGCGCCGTGGTGGTGTTGGCGCCGGACGGCACGGTAGCGGATTCACTGCTCATGCCGACGCTGAAGACCGGCAAGTCCAGCCGCGTCAACGGTGCTGCTCTCGCGTACTTCCTGAAGAAACACGGCCAGTACGACCTGTCCGGGACGCACGCCTACCTCGAGCAGGTGCACGCCATGCCGAAGCAGGGCGTGACGAGCGTCTTCACCTTTGGCCATGCCGCCGGCGTGGTGGAAGGCCTGCTGCAGGGCATCGGCATCGCCTATACGCTGGTGCCGCCGCAGACGTGGAAGAAGCGCGCGCTGCTGATCGGGCAGGACAAGGACGCCGCGCGCAGCCGCGCCATCCAGCTGTGGCCGACCTGGCGCGACCTGGACCTGAAGGGAAAGGGGCAGGCGCTGGCCGATGCGGCGCTGATCGCCCGCTATGGGAGCGAGAGCGCGTGAGCGACATCACCCTCGTCCGCCAGCAGCCCGCCGAGATCCCGGAGGCGGAGAAGCTGGCTGCGCGCAACGTGCTCTTCGGCATCGTCGACGGCCTGGGCGAGCAGGGCAAACGCCAGTGGCGCCGCTTCTTCAACCGCCTGATGCGCCTGGAGCCCGGCGAGATCGTGGAGATCCGCACCCACCAAGAGCGCATCGGCTGGTACCACCGCAAGCACATGGCGCTGGAGCAGCGGATCTTCGAGGCGCAGGAGAAGTTCGACAGCTTCGAACAGTTCCGGGTGTGGCTCAAGGTCGGCGCCGGCTTCGTGGACTGGTTGCCGGGCCCGAAGGGCGGCGTGATCCCGGTTCCGCGGTCGATCAGTTACGCGCGGCTGGAGCAGGGCGACATGGAGAAGGTGCACGCGGACATCGTGGAGTTCCTGCGCACCGAGCACGCCGGCCGGACTCTGTGGAAGCACCTCTCCGAGGCGCAGCGCATCGAGCAGATCGAGTTCCTGCTGGCGGGATTCGGCGAATGAAGCGCACCCCTTTCAAGCGCCGCATCCGTCAGGACGGCCCGACCGCCGCCCGCGAGGTGAAGCCTTGGGCGCAGACCCTCGCCAGCGCCACCCTGCGCCCGATGCGCACGGGCAAATACGCCGGCGGCACCAGCGGTGTTGCGGTGGAAAAGGAGCAGATGCTGCAGCACCGCGGCTACGAGGACGCGGTGCGCGGCCTGGGCTACTGCATGCGCTGCCGCCTCGCCTGCCGGCCGCAGTTCTGCCACGCGGATATGGGCAAGGGCACGGGCATCAAGACGGATTGCCGGCGCGGCTGGCCGGGCTGTCCCGACTGCCACTGGCTGGTCGGCACCAGCGGCTACTACACGAAAGAGCAGCGGCGCGCGGTGGAGGCGGATCTCGCCCAGCGCACGCGGAACGCAGTCATCGCCGCCGGCACCTGGCCCGCGCGGCTACCCATGTTCGAAGGATCTCCCGCATGAAGCGCCCCTACACCGTCCAGCGTGTTCGCCGCGCGACAGTGGACAGCCGCCGCGCCCACCTTGCCCGCAGCATGAGCCGCGGCAGCGAGGAGCGCGCCCACCAGCTCGCCCGCCTGCCGCTGTTCGAGGTGGCGTTCGCGGGTATCGAAGCCGTCCAGCCTAAGGGGCAACGCGCATGAGCGAGACAGCCCACCCCGGCATCGTGAAGGCCGTCTGGCTGCACCTGCTGACCGAGGGAGGCCGATGGAGGCACGCCGAGCTCGCCGACCTCCTAGGGTGCGACCGCGCCCGCATGGATTCCGTCCTCTGCGGGATGCTCAAACGAGACTACCTGGTGCGCTTCCGTGACAACAGCCGGAAGAACGGCGTCGCCTATGGGGTCACACCCGCCTGCCGTATCCCGGGGGGCATCACCCTGCAGGAACTCAGCGCGAGCCCGGTTGCGACGGCGCGCGCGTGCGAACAGGTCCGCAAGGCATGGGGAAGGCCGGCGCTGTCGGCCGCCAACGACACCGGAAGGCGAGCGGCGTGACGCAGACCGTTGGCTTCTACCGCGAGGCGTGGCTGGTCGTCGCTCAGGGCGGCTGGTGGAAGCCGCGCGAGATCCTGGAGCAGTTGCCTGTTGGCGTGGAGTGCGAACAGCCGCACAGCTACCTCTGGATCATGGCCAACCGCCACCACTACCTCGCCCGCCGCGGCAACCGGCAGACCGCGGAGTACGCCGTCACGCCCGACTGCGTCACGCCGCAGGGCTTGACGGTGGCACAGCTCGGACGTGCGCTGATTGGCGCAGAAACAACGAAGGAGTGACCATGCTGGCAGACCCCAACGACCGCCCGAGCCTCGAGGAACAGTACCTCCTGGCCACCAGCACCAGCGACCTGACGCTGAACCCGGATGCGACCTGCGCGGCGACGCACCTGATCGCCGCCGGCCTGACCGGCAACCGCATGGGCGAGGCACTGTCGCACCTCCGCAGCGAGTGGCAGTCCGCCGGGAAGCCGCGCAAGGCGACAGAAGCCGAGATTCTGGCGCGCGCTGAGACGCTGCCGAAGCTGCGCGGGAAACCGGACGTGAAGCGGGCGCGCACGGTGGTGCTGGTGGAGCACGCGGCGGCGATGCGGAAGCGGGCGCACCAGCTACTCGGCTGGGCGCCGGCCATGCGCCTGCTGCTGGAGTGGGCCGTCGCGCGCGGCGTCGAGCCGGACATCCTGAGCCCGGCGCTGTACCACTGGCTGGCGCCCGCCTGCCCCGTGTGCGACGGCCACGGCCAGCGGAAGCTGCCGGACGCGCCGGTCCTGAGCACGAAGCGGTGCAACCACTGCGCCGGGACCGGGAAGTGGCCGCGGCCGCCCGGTGCCGAGGTGGTGCACGACTGGCTCCAGCGGTGCATCGGGAAGGCGAAGCACGACCGCGGGGCGCTGGTGCGCGGGGCGCCGATTTTCGACAGGTAGGAGAATCGGGCCATGAGCGACCCCAACCATCGACAGCCCATCCAGGTGGGCGATACCGTTCGGCAGTACCACTCGCCGGCCCGCGTGACGTGGACGGATGCCGTCGTCACCTGCGTGCATGGCAACGGTGCGCTCGACGTGTGCGACGTGAAAACCGGAACCACCTATGGGTGGTCCGAGGCGATGTGCGAGAAGGTCGCGCAGAAACCTCTTGCAGGTCTTGACGAGGTACTGTAGGATGCGCGCCATCACTCCGCGCGTCGGAGTCTCGCCCAACGCGGGCAGTCCGCTGAACCACACGCCCGGCTTTGCAACCGGGAGTCGATACCGCAGCGGACTCGCTCGCCCGCGAAAAGCTGAATACACCCCCGAGGGGCTGACCTGGAGCGCAGAGCCAGGGACGAAGTCATAGGAGCCGGACGCTGTGGGAGGTAGTCCGGCCGGAAGCCTTGAATGGCACTCGCTTCCACCGTCGCCCCGTTTCTATTCACGAAGCCGCCCCTGAGGCGGCTTTTCCTTTTCCTCTCCGCAGAGGCCAGCCTGCACACCTTTCATGAGGGTGCTCCGGGTGCCTCGCTCGCACGCAGGCGATGAGCGAGAACGGCAGGCACGCTGCCGCCCCAGACCACGGGCGGTGAGTCCGAAGCGAGGCCAGAACATGCTGCAGCTGAAACACTGCGCTATCGAGTGGGTCACCTGCGGCGCGCGCGTGGTCTTCCCGAACGGCGCCGAGACGACGGCCTGGCCGCACCCGAAGGACTCGCACTACCACGTGATCAGCCACCGGCTTGGCTACGGCGACGACCTGCTGGCGTATGCGAGGGAGCATGAGCTGGCGCACATCGTTGTCGCCGAGCAGTTCAGCGGTACGCCGTCATGCGTGCTGTGGGCGCAGGCAAACGGCCTAGCCGTAGACCCCGGGGCGGCGATGCTGGAAGAGATCGCGGCCCAGACGCTCCAGCGGTGGGTCAGGACGAACGAGCGGCCAATCCTCGCGGGTTGCGATTGGGATGCGCTGAAGGCGCGGTTCCTCGGGTATGCGGCGCAACTGGAAAGCACGGCATGACCGAAGACGACCGAGCCCAGCTCGACCGAATCGAGCGGAAGCTGGACTCCCTGATCGCCGCGCTGGCAGCCGACGAGGAAGACCAGCCCGAACTGGAAGACCTGGAGGGCCGGCAGTTCGGAGGCGAGCGGGTCGGAACGCAGAGCTTGGACTGATGGGGTTGCGAACGCTACCCGCCAGGCTGGGCACCGTCGACACCCGTCGCGTCGCTACCCTGCAGACGAAGGCCGGAGCCACGCCGATGGAGCGCGGCCGAGGATGGATGGAGAAGCGGGAGCGGGTCGCGCTGGCTCACGGCTACCGCTGCGCCAAGTGCGGCAAGGTCTGGATCGCAGGCCGGGACCACATCGATCACATCGTCCCGCGCGAGCAAGGCGGCAGCAACGACGAGAGCAACCTGCAGCCGCTGTGCAACGAGCCCTGCCATGCCGAGAAGACGGCAGCAGAGGCGGCAGCGCGAGCGGGGAGGGGTGGGGGAAAAGTCTGAAGGTCTTCGCCTTTGGAAAC